GGCAACTATTTCCACTAGGTGTTTACGGTGAGTATCTATCTGTGAATAAATTTATCTATCTATTCATAAATTTACCCACCCCTACCTAAATCGAAATAACTAAAACAGCTTTTCCGAAAAATTTTTTGAACAATATTTAGGGGTATGCTACTCTAGACCTATGGGATTGAATGACGACTATAACGCTTACCTAGCTAGCTCTAATGACACTGAACCCACGTCTGAGCAGGCTGAAGGCGACCCTGAGGTGCCTGAGACGGCGCTCGGTGCCCTAACTGAGGGATTAGGCGTTTCAGTGGGCCCTTACCTGCCTCAAAACTCGAATACATTCGACAAAGAGGGTCTAAAGGATTTAATGAACACAATTAAGAAAGAAAAAATGGCACCTCTTGCTCTTGACGCGGGGAGTGCTCCGCTCTCTATTACTGACGTTAAGTCTAATTTAATTCGCTACGACCAGGTTATACCGGCTGTAGCGAGTCGGCGCAGCCGACGTATTCCTAAAACGGGAATTACACAAAAGTGGATGAATCAATTTTTGCCTTGGGTTGAGCAGCACTGGCACGAGAGACATTATTACCCAAGTACTGAAGACTTTATGCAAAAGTGGGGATTAGATAAAAAGGAAGTTCTTACTTTAAACGTACACACTCCTTGGCTTAAATGTCTAGACCGACGTGGAGTTAGACGACCCGACGTTTTGGAAGACTTCTTGACCTCTAAACAAATGGCAGCAATTGCGTTAATTACAAACGTCAATGATTTTCGGCACCAAACTGTTAAGTTAAAGTCTATTAACGTCAGTGCAGAAGAGTACGACGGTTGGCTGCAAAACACTTCTTTTAAGAATGCACTTAGTATTCGAAGCGAAAATGTTTTTAATAATGCAGGGATTGACGCTAACCTTGCAATTGGTAAGTTAGTAAAGAACGGTGACTTCCGAGCCACTAAGTTCTACATGGAAATGACAGGTAAGGCTCAGACTCCTGAACAGATTAACATTAAGCAAACTATTCAAATTCTTATTGAGGCTGTACAAAAGCACGCGGACCCTGCTACACTTCAAGCAATTGTTGCAGAGGTACAACAAATTCGAGCAATTCAGGGATTGGATTAACTTATGACGTACGACTCTCCTACTCCACGTTTAGGTTTAGTTCGACCTAATTCAGATCAAACTGTACTTGTTTCTGACATTAACGGAAATTCTAATAAAGTAGACACGTATGCTACAAACAATGACACTGCACTAGTAACACTTACAAACCGCGTGAGCTCTGTTGAAGGTTTAGTAGGTGCGACGGAGTGGGCAACTGTTACTGGGTCAATTCAATTTGTTGACGGATCGGCCGCAACAACTTCTGTAATTGATTCTTTCTTGGCTTTTGTTCGATGGATTAGGCTAGGAGGGACAGTACTAGGGTATGCGCAGCCTTCAGTGTCAATTGAATTAACTGGGTTAACTGACCTTTACACGGACATTAGGTTAGCTATTGACCCCGCCTTAGTTCCTTGGCGTAGAGACAATTCTCTCGGTCAATCGGGCGACCCAGTTAGGTTATTTCCTGGAGGTTCATTAATTGGACCTGCTGTTGTTTCACCTTCAAAGGCGGCGGCTCAAATTACTCTGGGGTACGACCCTATTAACTTAGACGTGTACAACGACATTGCGGTAGACACAACTATTGGTTTTGTTTCAACTACAAATGGAGTTAGCGTATTATCTGCATCGGACGGTAGAAGTTTAGTGCAGGTTGGTTTAAGTTTCCAAATTCCTGTAGTTGACGCGTAATGGATTTAAACAATGCAGCTGAAACAGTTCAAGACTTTCACGCGAACTCAGATAGGGACGCAGGAAAATTTTCTCAGCACCACACTCTAGGAGTTGAACCTAACCAAGCCTCGCCAGGTAACCACGTACACGACGGAGGAACCTCTAAACAATTACTTAGTGGTTCGTCTGTAGCGGGCGCTACCTCTGAAGTTGCTTTACAAAATTTGATTACACTACTTGCAAATAAATTTGGACTTACAGATGAAACAAACTTCTGATTCTCTAGGCGACTTACTAGGCCAACTTGTTACTGGACTTAACAACGCTAAGCCTAATAATTTTCAGTACAAGCCTCACAATAAACAAATTATGTTCCACGCCAGTAACCGTAAAGGGCGTTTGTACATTGGAGGTAACAGGTCAGGTAAAACTACTGGTGGAATTAACGAAGACATTTATTGGCTTAGAGGAAAGCACCCCTACTTAAAGTTACCTCCTGCCCCAATTTATGGTCGTATTGTAACTGTTGACATTAAAAACGGTTCTGACAAAATTATTATTCCACAATTACGTCAGTGGATTCCTACATCAGAACTTGTGAATGGTTCCTGGGAAGATTCTTTTAACGCTAATAAACAAGTACTTACTTTGGAGAATGGTTCTCAGCTAGAGATTATGGGACACGAACAGCCTATTGAAAAGTTCGCCGGTGTCCCGCGTCACTTTATTCACTTTGACGAAGAGTGTCCCAAAGACATTTATAAAGAATGTGTCGCGCGACTTGTTGACTACAATGGTCGTTGGTGGATGACAATGACGCCTGTTGATGGTATGACTTGGACGTATGACGATTTATGGAATGAAGGAAAGGGCTCAGAGAATGTCGATATTATTAAGGTTGACATTCATGAAAACCCACACTTAGGTGCTGAGGCTGTAGCGAGTTTGTTATCTACGTATACGGAAGAAGAACAACAAATTCGTGGTGCAGGAGATTACATTGCACTAAGTGGTTTAGTATTTAAGTTCTTTAACGCAGAGAAACATGTAGTTGCCTCCGGAATTCCTCCTCGTACTTGGACTCACTACATGTCACTGGACCACGGATTTAGTAATCCTACAGCAGTTGTTTGGCACGCAGTTAGCCCGGAAGGTCAGGTAGTTTCGTACAAAGAACATTATAAATCCGAGTGGACGGTAGAGCAGCATGCACAACACATTACCCAAATTAACAAAGAACTCAAGAAAAATTATGGGATCGACATTTTTCTGCAAATGGCCGACCCAGCTATTAAACAGCGTCAGGCAGTTACAGGACATTCAATTCAGATCGAGTACGCACAGAATGGCATAATGTTCGCGTTGGGGGCAGTCCGTGATGTGAACGCAGGACTAGATAAAATGAACAACTACCTACGTTTAGGTAAATGGTTTATTACTCAAGACTGTCCTAACTTAATTAGAGAAGTTCGTAGATATAAACGAGCTCAGTATAGTACAAGTAAAACACGCGAGAATAATAACAAAAAAGAATTACCCCAGAAAAAAGATGACCATGCAATTGACTCAACTAGGTATTTCTTTAGTTTTCAGCCGAACTTAGACATAAGTATGCCGACTCCTGAGAAATTTACCTTACCTAATTTGCTTGACACAGCAAGTTCCCCTATGATCATCAGAGAGCCTGATGTCCATTTCAACATGCAGCTAGAACAACGACCACGCCACGAGGCTTATGACGAGTTTGTAGGAGAATTCTAATGTCAACTGCTTTTATCACAACTAATCCCGCAGCACCCTCTAAATGCATTGTGTGTAACGTATCAGCGAAGGCAAATTTAAAGTATTTGGACTTCGGTGTTTCATTTGATTATTACGGCGCAATAACTATTTGTGAACTGTGCATGGAAAATGTATTCAATTTATTTGATCGAGCCCCTGTAGCGAAAGACTCTAACGGAGAGAACGAACAAGCTTTAATGGCACAGTTAGCTTACGCTGAAAAGAAGATAGAGGTTTTAGAGAATGTTGTGGCTACTTATTGCGTTAGTATTTCTGGTAAGTCTGATCCTCAGTTTGAGCTTGATTCTGAATTACAACACAGTTCAGATGACAACTCAGATTTTGAAAAGTTCCTTAATAGCTAATGATATTCGTATTGACGGTTTACTGAATCGAATTCAGGCCGGAGATTTAAAATCATTCGTTGCGCTTAAGGCACCAACTGAGATGCCAAAGTTGTCAGCGTTGACTGATGAAGAAGAGTTACGACGTTTAGGTCTTCCTATAAGCACCCAACAAGAAATGACTTATGATGACAGTTCAAACTTCGGATTCGATGACGACCCCGACTTCTCCGATGCCTTCTCAGAACTTGGATACCCCAGTACAACCCCAGAATCCTGAGAAGTTAATCTCTTGGATTAATAAAGAATTCAAGAGAATGAAAGATAAGCGTTGGCGAGAAGAGCGTCAATGGCTATACAACTTGTCTATGTATGGGGGCAAGCAGAACATTGTAATGATGAACGGGGCGAATAAAGAAAAGTTTAAACTGCACACGCCTCCAGCACCCTATTACCGTTCTCGCCCTATTATCAATAGGTTGCGTCCTATTGTGCGTACAGAAGTATCTAAACTAACTTCCCAGAAGCCTAGTGCTTTTGCTGTTCCTTCATCGTCAGAAGATCATGATCTATTTGCTGCTAATGCAGCAGAGCAAATTTGGGATTCGCTATACGAATCAAAAAAGATTCATCGAGTTCTTCGTCGTGCTGTTTGGTGGGCGTCTATCACAGGTAATGGTTTCATGAAAACTTGGTGGGACGAAGACGTAACTGACCCTGAGAATGATACAACTGGAGACATTTGTTATGCTCCTATTACACCATTTCATATTTTCGTTGCGGATGAAACGGAAACTGAGTTAGAGGACCAGCCGTATATTGTCCATGCCACCACTCGTTCTTTAGAAGAGATTGAGTTATGCTATGGGGTTAAAATTGCGTTGCCTGACGCTAATGCGGAGTTACTTGACGAGTCATTTTTAATGGCTATGGGGTTAACGTCTGATGTCAAAAAGAAGGATCAAGTTCTTTTACTTGAATGTTGGGTTAAGCCGAACAAAACTAAGATACTACCTCAAGGTGGCTTAGTCACGATCGCGGGCGACAGTATTCTTAGCTACACCGAAGGATGGCCTTACGCTCACGGTAAATACCCATTCATTCACATTCCTCACATTGATACTGGTAAGTTCTATCGCGAGTCAACAATTACAGATTTGATTCCGCTACAGAGGGAATACAACAGAACTCGTGGTCAGATTATAGAGTCTAAGAACAAGATGGCGAAACCGCAACTCGCGGCCGAATTAGGCTCACTAGATGTAAGTGCAATTACATCTGAACCTGGACAAGTTATCCTGTATCGTCCAGGATTTAGTCCCCCTACGCCAATTCCATTACAGGGATTACCCGCGTATGTTCTTCAAGAATTAGATCGTATTCTTACAGACATGGAAGATATCAGCGGTCAGCACGAAAATCCTCCAGGAGTAACGGCTGCTACCGCTATTAATTATTTACAAGAGCAGGATGACACACTTCTCTATGGTACTTTTGCTTCAATTGAAGAAGCTATGGAGAAGGTTGCTAAACTAACTCTATGGTACGTTAAACAGTATTGGGACGTCCCCCATATGGTTAAGATTGCAGGGACAGATGAAAGCTTCGATGTCCAGTCTTTCGTAGGCTCCGATCTACGTAATAATACCGATATTCGTATGGAGTCTGGTAGTTCATTACCCACATCTCGCGCGGCGAAGCAAGCATTTATTATGGATCTTATGAAGATGGGATTTTTGCCGCCTGAAACTGGTTTAGAGGTGATGGATATTGGTGGAATCAATAAAATTTATGAGCAGATTCAGATAGACAAGCGGCAAGCTATGCGAGAGAACTTGCGCATGTCTCAAGCTACTATGGATTTGATTATGGCTAATGATCAAGTTCAGTTAATGAAACTGCAACAAGATCCTACATTTATGCAAAAGATGAATGACAATCAAATTATGCAAAGCCCCACAGGAGACCTGTTAGACATATCTGCTGTAGCAAGGGGCGGAGCCCCGCAGTCTATTAATCCGCCGTTACTCGTTCCAGTTAATTCCTGGGATAACCACCGTGCACATATAGATAAACATAACGAATTTAGAAAGTCTCAAGGTTTCGAAGTACTTTCTGACGACGTTAAAAACCTGTTTGAGCAGCATGTACAGGCCCACGTGTCTGCTATCATGGTGGGAGCACAGGGCGCGATGGGGTTGCCGCCGGGCACTTTGGATATGGCAAGTAACCCTGAAACAGTTACAGAATTAGAAAATAATCAAACGGCTCCAGCGCCGCAACCCGACAGTAACTCTCAAGCTCAAGGAACTGATCCTAATGACCCATCAACTCAGCCAGCCTGAGATTGGCTATATAGATGAGTCGCGCACAAGTAAAAGTGACGACACGTCGCATATCCCTGACAATATCTATGGTGCCTTTAAAAGTCAGCAGAATTTGGATGCTTTTTTACTGGCAAACGGATATACAGCGATAACTATTAGGCACTTAACTACTAATGACAAGATTTACGCAGTTCGTGAGATAAATATTAAGGGCGCTATGCCTGTTATCTCTACTCTTGCGCCAGTTTCAGGTCCAGCAGCTGGAGGTACTTCAGTCGCTATTGTGGGTTCCGGATTTACTGGTGTAACAGGTGCGGCTTCTGTAAAATTTGGCAACCTTAACGCAACATCGTATGCAGTTTCTAGTGATTCTCTTATATTAGCTGTAGCGCCGGCAGCGCCTGCCGGTGCAGTTAGTGTAACTATTACTACGCCAAAAGGAAAGATAGCCAATAAAATTAATGGCTATACCTACGTTTAATAAAATAAGGAAAAGTAATGGGTGACGAAGAAGGCGACCAGGGTTTACAGGTCGAGGAAGCTACTGACGTACAGTCGCAAGACCAGGGCGATCAGCAGGAAGAAGTAAATCCATTATGGAATGATTTACTTGAAACTCTTCCTCCTGTTTTACACAGTCAAGTTACTCCTCATCTTAAAAAGTGGGATCAGAACTATCAGAATAGTCTTCAAAAGGTACACTCTGAGTACGAGAGTTTTAAGCCTTTCAAAGAACAGAATATTCCGGCTGACCAGATTAACTATGCTTTACAGTTAATGCGGGCTATCGAATCTGAACCGGAACAAGCTGTTAAGGCTTTACAGGCCTATTTAGGTACTACCGAAACTGCGCCTGTAACTCAAACGCAAGAGCAGGGCCAAGTTGAGTCTGATGTTCCTGATGAGTTATTTCAGCACCCTAAGTTTGTAGAATTACAAAATGTGGTGCAGACACTCACCCAACAATTACAGACGCAGACGCAAGTCCAAGAGCAACGTGCCCAGCAGGAAAGGGAGCAGCAAGAATACGCACAGATTGAATCTGAGTTAAAACAACTTCATGAAACTCATGGAGATTTTGACGAGCGATTTATTCTTTCTTTAGCTGCCGCTCAAATTCCTACTAATCCTAATATTACGCTTGAGCAATGTGTTCAGGCTTATAAGGAACACGTTCAGCAGATTCTTACTGAGTCTAGACGGCCGAATGCGCCTAAAGTTGTTGGAACAGGTGGATTAGCTCCTGATAATCAAATTGGTAAGAATGATTTGAAGGATTCTAAGAACCGCAAAGCAATTGTGGCACAAATGCTGCAAGCGGCCAGCAATCAAACTTAAACTTTAGGAGAATAAAGTGGCAACCACCACTCTTGCAACCGTTGATAATATCCTTAAAGAGGTCTATGAGGGCAGTATCAATGACCAGTTACAGTCAGAAATTACTGCATTAAAGCGTATCGAGCGTTCTTCGGAAGGTGTTACCCATCACGTTGGTGGTAAGTATGTTCGTTTCCCCATTCGTACTAAGCGTAACCACGGTATTGGTTCCCGTAATGAAATGGAACCGCTGCCTGTAGCACGTACTCAGGGTTATGAGGATGCCCAGGTTAAACTTAAGTATGGCTACGGTGCTATTGAGCTGAGTGGCCAGACTTTAGAGTTAGCTGATTCTGATTTTCAAACCTTTGCTGCGGGTTTAGATCAAGAAATTTCTGGTATGAAGGAAGGTCTTCAGAAGGACCAGGCTCGACAGGTTTATGGTACTAACACCGGTATTCTTGCTACCGCTACAGGTGGTAGTACTACTACTATGGTTGTTCCTGACGAGTGGGCAATGTATGTAGAAATCGGTATGATTGTCGATGTCTATAATACTACTCCAGCAACTACTTCTACCGGTGTTGCACGTGAGGTTATTGATGTAGAGTCGGACGGTACGAATACGACTATTACGTTTGATGCCGCTGTTGGTGCAACTATCGCTACGGGGTATACTCTTACTCGTAATCTTAGCCGCGGTAAGGAAGTTACTGGCTTCCAGCAGATTGTTTCTGATTCTGGTACTATTTATAACATTGATCCCACGGCTACTCCTATTTGGAAGTCCACTATTAGTGGTAATGCAGGTACCTTGCGTGCTCTTTCTGAGGGTCTCATGATTGAGACCGTCGATAAGATTCGTCGCAAGGGCGGTGGCAAGCCTTCTGTAGTTTTCTGTAGCCTTGGTGTTCGACGGGCGTACTTTAATCTCTTAGTGCAGCAGCGTCGCATGACTGACACTAAAGAGTTTACTGGTGGTTTCTCCGGTCTTGCTTTCGTTACCGACCAGGGTGAAATTCCAATTATGGCGGATGTCGATTGTCAGCCTAACCGTATGTATTTCCTTAATGAGAAGGAAATTAAGCTTTACAATGCTGGTGACTGGTCCTTCATGAATCGGGACGGATCTAACTGGCAGCGTAAGATGGACGCTAGCGGTACTTACGATGCCTACTTCTCTCACTTGTACCAGTACAATGAGATTGGTACACATCGTCGTAATTCGCATGCGTTGCTCAGTGATATTATCGAGGGCTAAGGTTTATTTACCTTCTAAAGAGGGCGATTAGGTTAACGCCTGATCGCCCTCTTTTTAACTAAGGATAAAATGTGACAGACTTACCTATGCCTCTTGATTTAAAATTTTACAGGGGCGATACCTTAAATATTATCGGCTTTAGAATTAAAGACGATAGCGACTATGTAGATCTAACGGGCAGGACTGCCTATGCACAAATTAGGCAAACTATCTTGTCTTCTGCAGTTTTGAAAGAATTAACTGTAGAAGTTGATCCAAACCAAGAAGATAATCCAGGTTTAGTCAATGTTATTTTTCCAGACACGCTGTGGAACGATTTAGCCTTAGGCTTAGAGGGTCAAATTGGTGTGTGGGATTTACAACTTTCCAGTGACTCTGAAACTACTACTTATTTACGTGGCGATGTTTTCTTAACGACGGATGTGACTCGTGAGCAGTAATGTTATCGAAATTCTTGTTCCTGGCGAGCAGGGACCGCAAGGGGATCCCGGAACTAATGGAACAAATGGAACTAACGGTGCCAATGGTTTAGATGGTACTGACGGCGTAGCCGGAATTAATGGACAAAGTACTTGGTTAACCGACTACGCGATTCCTGATGATGGCAGTACTACAGATATTTCGTTATTACACGATGATACAATAGCGCCTCAAGTAAATGATATAGTAGTATCTATTGCGGATACTAC